AAATAATACTACGGTTAATGTTGCATTATCTTTTAATGTTTTTTGTTCTTTTAAAAAACGATTGAATCCACCAATGGACTCATGAATAATACCCTTATCTGCCATTGAACCCGAACGGTCAAGAATACAAATAATTTGAGTTTTTTCATTTGACGGAATTGTTTCCTCAACAACGGTTGTTGTTACTTTCTTTTTTGCCATTTTTCATTATATTTAAGCATAAAATTATTTTTTACAAATATAAATAGTTTTAAATAAAAATGCAAGATTATTTTTAATTAAACTAAATAAAAATTATAAGTAATTGAAAATAAAAAACTTACAAAAAATAAATTTTGTAAGTCTTCATGTACCCCCGATGGGACTCGAACCCACATATCCCTGAGTAAGAATCAGGTCCGAAAGCCAATTACGGATACGGAGGTATTTTTACACACTTCTTCATAATCTCTCTTTAATCTATGACATCTACCATAATTACCACCCTTTGCTGCTAAACCAACACTAATTAAAGATTGCCTCATATTAAAATTATTCTCTAATAATACCTTAAATAATTCGTCATCATTGACTCTTCCTCGATTAATATTATTGCCCTTATTTCTCCCTCTCCATGTTGGTGTTAATGAATGACAATTTGGACAGAGTGCTTCAAGATTTTTTCTTTCATTATTGGAATGATTGCCATCAATGTGTTCTACTTCAAGAGTTAATTTTTCTCCAAGCCATTCTGATAATTTACACCTATTACATTTTCCGTCTTGTTCTAATATTATTCTTTTTTTAATAGTATCTTCGCCCAAAGTATTATAATCCGCATTTAATAATCTTTCCTTATAATAAGCATTTCTTTTATCTTGGATTTCTTTCCATTTTTCGTCAGAATATGTATGAGATACTCCTTTTCGTCCTAATAATTTTTTACTTACGGTTTCATTAATTTCTTTTCTTTTTGCTTTAGTACTAAAACCATTAGCACATTTTTTTGAACAAAATTCACCGCTACTATATTTACTATATTTAATAGCATCGTTAGTATTACAATATTTACATTTTTTCATTCGAACAATTTTAATATAAATACTATTGAAATTAAAAAAGTTCGAATTAAATTTGTGTACCCGGTGGGACTCGAACCCACGTAGGTCAACTGACCCCGGATTAAAGGTCCGGTGCATAGCCAACTTTGCTACGAGTACAATTTGTGAGGGTAGAGGGATTCGAACCCCCTGAGTATCTTTGTATTGGATTTACAGTCCAACGCCACTCCACCATCGTAGCCGTACCCTCTTATATCTATTTTTCATAAAAACCATCAATTTATAACTGTTTTTCATAACAAATAACTGTTTTTCACAGAATATGTCGTTTTATACCTATTTTTCATAATCTATACGTTTTTATGCAACAATATGTGATTTTATGCAAAAACAAAAAACCCGAATCTTTCGAATCGGGTTTCTGTTTTATTTTCAAAAATCACTGTTTATTATTTTTGCTTTTTGAACATAACATTCCCGATTCTCATAAGCTGTTTCTTATAAGATTTTTTACCGTAATAATATGTTCCAAAAGTTCTCATTTTCTCTTTTTTTAAATTTCACATGACAAAAATATAATATAAATACGAAATAAACAAATAAATGTTATATTATTTTTAATATATTTTTATGAAAGGTATGAAACTATTTCGTATTTACCACTTCCCATTTTATACCATGTCAATATTAACATACTATTTTCTATTGGTGTATAAAATGTTATATTATCTTTTTGATTGGCAGTATTAATGTGACCAATAGCAATTTCAGTACGACTTTCATCGCCAAGAAAAAATCCTTCATATTCAGTATTATCTTCTTGTAATATTAATAATCCATATTTTTCCAAAATATTTTCAATAATATTTATTGGAATTCCTTCGTGGTAATTTGGTAATGCCGATAATTCACGATTTACTTTTTTTCTTATTGTAGCATCCAATCTGTTTGGATTATTTGATATTTCGGACATTAATTCTTCTTTAATTATAAAATCTGGATTAACTTTTTTCATTCTTTCAAAAAGAAGTTGTTTTGTATCTTTTTTCATATAATAATTTTTTATAAATACTATAAATTATTCAACTAATCTAATTGTCCAAAAATCGGCTGCAGCATTTAGTGTTGTAATGTACCAATACGGTAGATAAAAATAACCTTTTATTCCCCATTCAACACCCCAGCTATTTCTTACAATAAGGCATTCTTTACTATCGTCATAACCAATTGCAAGAACCGCATGACCACCCATTGGTGATTCATTGGGATTAGGTATTGGTGCAATGCCTGTACGAGCAACTTCTTCTGACATAAATGATTCATATATTGTGAAACCAAATACAACAGGATACCCATCAGAAAGACAATGTTTAATTTCGTATAATGTATGTGGTGTAATTCTTAAATATTCAATAATTTGATTATCTAATGCAGTTTCATAGCATTGAGGACATGGTTTTGTTTTAAATTTATTTTCAATATATTCCCACATAATTTCAGGACAAACACCATCTTTTATCATTGTTTTAATACCATCACGAATCATTGCACCTGCATCTTCATTTATTGTTCCTTCCATTGCTCTTTCATTATAATAAATGAAAAGTCTTGATGGCATGAAGTTGTCTTTACCTTGTCTTATTTTTCCATATTGATATGCAGCACCTAATGCATTTGCAGTACAACTGCCTAAATTACCTTGACTATATACTGAAGGGCATAAATGTCTTAAATCAACAAGTGTTGGTAATTTGACAGGTGCTGTAATTTTAAATTTTAAATCTCTGTGGTCAGGTAAATCACGTTTCCAACCAAACTTTTTCGTTACTGGTTTTTTTACTTTACGTTTTTTAAATAAATTGGGTATTTTATTGAGAATTTTCATAATGTGGTGTTTGTTATAAATACAAAAAAAAGCGAAGATTTACTTCGCTTTTTATACACCACATTCAAAACCGTCTCGGAATGGTTTACTATAAACAGGTTTTATTATATTCCATATAAGTTCATTATATTGTTTTTTATCATACAATTTAAATAATATTGAACGATATTCTGATTTTAATGCTTCCATTGCAAAATTTTTACGGTCAGTAATATTATTTACATAATAAATTCTCATAAATTCTTTCAATGCAAGTCTTTCAACATTATTAAATGCTTGTTGTAATGATATTTTTACTTTTTGTAACCATTGATAAAATTCATCAGGTACATTGATTATCAGTTCATTAAAATCACCATTATTTTTCAAATATTCCCAAATTTTAATATTAGAAACATTTGTTAATATTTTATGAAGTCGAAGATAGTTTGTTCCTTTTATTTTCATTCTTATTCCTGATTTAAATTTAATAACAAAACCTTCGGCATCATCAGGTATTAATGATTTTAATATTTCATAATCTTTAATACCATCATATTTTTTAACTCGACTAAATTCTTTAAAATTTTCATTATATATTGATATTTCATTACCGTCTTTAACTGAAAAACAAACCAATAAAATCAAATCATTTTCTGGATAATCAACAACAATTTTATTGTCTTTGCCAATCAATTCCATAATATAGTTACAATTTTCATTCAATAATACTTTATTTTTATATTTATCATTAAATATTTTTTTTGCTAAAATTGCTTGGTCTGATGCAAATGAACCACGAGATGCAAAAATCCATTCCTTATTATATAAAAACATTGTAATATATGAACCATCAATTTTATCATATACTTCAAATGATTCATTTGGTATTTTTTCTGATTTATATTCTTCAATATTAAAAAATTTTGATATGCATCTCGATATGATGTTTCCTTCAATATCAATAACCATTCCACGACAAGACATAGTATAAACATCCCAACACTGATTGAATTGTGTTTCTGGGGTATAATTTAAAATCCATATATCATATTCAGAATGCTTATTTGCTTTAATAAGTTTGTTATTGATATATGTATTTAATATATTCCATTCTATTTTTTCTAATATATACATAATTTTAGTTATACGAATAATAAAAGAAAATGTTACATTTTTATAAATAAATAAATGGGTTCATACTTAAACTTCTTCTCTTTGTCCCGTAAATTAATATTCGATAATGCTAAATGTAATTTTTTTACTAAACGGAAACCAACTTCTTCAGCAACTCTAACCGTTTCTTGTTCCAAATTAATATTATGTTTGCTTTTTATATTGGCAATATTAATCAACATACAACCATCACTTTTCAGACCATAATGACAATTTTTAAATGTTGGTCTTAAAAACCCATCAACCCACGCATCTTTTGTGTTGAATTTAATATAACTTTGTGAAGGTTCATTACTGTACTTTTCCAAATCAAAATATGGTGGTGAGGTAAAGCATAAGTCCAACATTCCTTTTTCTGGTTGATATATTTCACTGCCTGCTTTAAAAATTTCGTATTCCATATCACCTGCAAAATCTTCTGCCATATCATGTAATCCATTAAATGTTAATTTTGATGGTTCTGTTGCAATATAAAACTTAACACTGCTTATAATTGCACCAAGTAATCTTCCACCCCAGCCACCTGACATATCCCAAACCACACCATTTTTTGCAAAAGTATCATATATTGCTGCTGCAGCAGTAGGTCTAAAATTCGATACACCTTGAACACCAGTAAATATTTTTAACATTTTTAATATGCCAGAATCTGATATAAATGTTCCCATTTTGAGTCTTTTACGAATGACATTTATGAATATTTCATCATTCATAAATGCTTCATATGGTGTCATTTTATCATTTGATTTGACATTGAATGCATGAGGAAAATAAGACCATGCAAGTCCAAGTCCATGCATTGTTTGTTTTATTATGTTTTTTTCAAAAAGTGTACTACGGTCAAATACCTTTAGTTTATTAAATTCTTTTTGTCTGGTTTCAATATCTGTTGGATAATATGGAAAACCATTTTCTCTGTAATATTGGAATATTTCTTGTGCAAAATTTTCAAGTTCTTTTGCATTCATGCTTCTCCAATATTTTTCGTTTATGCTAACCCCTTTATTTATCATTTATGTGCGTATATTATTCCAAATTTTAACTTTGCTTCTGGAAAAACTTCTTTAACTATTTCCAGATATTCTTCTTGGGTCTTATAGTGTTGAAATGTGCCTGATTTTGTCACTCCTGAGACCTTTGCACGATTCTTATATGTTGACCTTACAAATACTATACCACCCTTTTTAAGTGAGTGAAATGCCAGTTTAATCGCCTCTATTTGAGCATCGTGTTCTTCAATCACATTCAACACATTAAATATGGTTGTACTGTGAACACCTTTAATCTTTAAAACAGTGTGTATAACATCTGCATTATGTACCATGCTCCTGTTATAAGGGTCATAAACCAAATTAGTTACACCCTTTTCTTTTAATTTCTCGGTCATCAAGTCATATTTTCCACCACCAATATCTAAATTGGTTGTACCTTGATACCAAGTGAAATATTTGTCTACAATGTTAAATCCTGCTGGTAATTGTTTTATTGATGTTTTGGCTGATGAATATTTCTGTTTCATAGATTACAAATATATAATAATTTTATGTGATTATAAAGTATTTATAAAAAAATATATTAATTTAATGAAAAACCAAATTAATAATGTTATAAAAGAGGAAATTCAAAATTTTATTAATGAAGGCACTGTTGTTGAAAATAATAATTTTAAATTTAAATCAGAAATAAGATATCCCGATGTAAAATTTTATGACTATGAAAGTTTTACAAGAGATTATGATGTACATATTATAGATGCAATTATTGTTGTAAATTGGAAAGTTAGATTTTGGGTTAATAATTTCGGTATAGAAAATATTTTTGTTGATATAATTAATGTTGATGGAAATTATTTGTTGGAATTACGTGATAAACAAAGTGATGAAGTTAAACAAGAAACTCAAAAAGATATAAATGATATTAAATGGAAATTTATAGTTCCTGAAAATGTTCCTCTTGTAACAAATGGACAACTTTATCTTAAAAATTTAAAATTTAATTTTAAAAATAATGTTTGTGAACTTATATTCTAATTCATGGCTAATAATAAACATTTAATTTCAATAATAAACGAAGAAGTTGATAGTCTTCTCAAAGAAATAGAATATGGTGTAGAAGATTTCATTAATGTTAAAGATATTAATTTACAGAATGAATATGATAAGCTAAATCAACAACTTTTTAATAATGAATTACCAAAAGTTTCGTTAATATGGGATAATAGAAAAACTGTATTGGGTCATGTAAGGTCTTTATATCACAGAACAACTGGTGAACAAATAATTAAGCATTTGGCAATGTCTGCCTTTTTTAAAACAACATATAATCAGTTTAAAAACACGTTGGCACATGAAATGATTCATGTTGAAATAATCAGTAGTCATAAGCGAGATTTTGGTTCTTCACATGGTTTTCATTTTATGTATGAAGCAAACAGAATCAACAATATGGGACTCGGATTTCACATAACAGAAAAAAATACTGAAGATATTGGAATGTCCGATCATGCATTGGCAAGAGCAAGTGTAAAAACACTGATTGCTATGATTCTGGAAATTGATGGTAAATATTATTTAAATGTTTCCACACCTGCTCTGTTTCAAACAGAAGGAGATATTGTTTTTAATTTATTTGAAAAATTAGTAAACAAAAGGAAATACGGCAGTGTTGAAATAACTGTGGTTGAATCAAGAAACCCGGAACTGAATGGTGAAAGAATATCAAGAAGTTTCAAAAGAGGTATTACATATAGAATACTATCAGATAAATTGCTCGAACAGTTACTTAATGAGAAAATAATTAAAAGTGTAAAAATAAAAAGAGATGTACCAATGGAAGTATCTGAAGACATTAAGTTACCAGATAATTCTAATGATTGGGAAATAATTGACACAGTATAATATGAAAAAAAATGATAAACAACGACTTTTCGAAGTCATGCAAAGACTTGATAAAACATTCAAGCCGAAATTAAAGGAAAATATTGAAAATAAAAAAACTTTCATTTTAAATCTTTGGGGTGAAGATGATGAAGTATATTTTAAATTTGATAAATACAAAAATAATGATGCATTGGCTGTTGAATTAATGTCAACGGATGGTGAATCATATGCAATGGTATCTCTAAATGTTCCAGAATCAGCACAATTACCAAAAGATGAGTTCTTTTTGAAAGATTGGAGTGAAAACGAACCAGTTGCAAAAGCATTAATTGAAATGAAAGCAATTATTCCAACTGGTAAAAGAACCGGAAGTGGATTTATTGTTGCAAAATCATATAAAATCAGTCCTGAATATTATGGTAATAATACTAATTTAAATGAAGAAAATTCAGATGATTTTTTTGAAATAACAACACCGATTGGCAGTGAAGACGAAAAATTACTTGTTGGTATTGTTAATCAAGGAATTGATTCACATCTTGAGGGGTTTACAAAAAGTAAATTTGATGTTCGTAAAGGTTCTTTGGGGGATAGAAGGGTTTTTAATTTTCATAAGTCCGAACTTCCGGTACTTTTAAGAAGACTTGAAGAACTTGGAACTGAGGATGCACTTCAATGGAAAAATGATATTGAAAATTATGATAGTACAATTAATGAAATTAATTAATATTTTGAAGGTAATACGGTTGTAAAAAAATATGATCTTCCTTTTGCTAAGTTTTATAAAACATTAAAAGGATTGCTTTTTAAGTCAGATGATGAAAAAAACAGAGCTTTATTAACTGATAAAACTGATTTTAGAAGTTTTGGAAGTGAAATACCGTCAACAGATAAGTGGTATGTTGACCCACAAGAATGGTGGAATTATGCTAAAGGAGATAATTGGTTTGTTTCTACGGAATAAAAATTATTAAACATTTGGTCAATCTTTTGATTGTGCAGTAATCACCACGTGCAGGTAGTTTAATTTTGATTACTTAGCGACATAGGGAATCGAACCCTAATCTATTCTTCATGAGGGAATCGTCTTAGCCATTGGACATGATGTCGCTGTTATAATTACATTAAAATACAATAATAATTCTTTTATATTTACCATTACCAAAAATTTTTTCAATTTTAATTATTGGTTTTTTCATCCATTGTTTTTTGTTTTTGGAAACTAATTTCCAATTAGGATATATTGTTTTTGTATGACCGTTTGTTCTGTGATAACTCCCATACCATTTTCCTTTATCGTTCTCACCACGATTATATTTACAACGTGAACAACGAATTTTACCTTTGTGTTCAAGATAAAATTTATATGCACGATTAAATTCACTACGATTAGTAGTAATTTGAACAATTTCTTTGCTTCTCATATGTCTTGTTTACGCTTTAGTGCGTTACAAGACTTCAAACATTTTTTTCATTATAAAAATTTTATATAAATACTATTTAATTTACACTCATTAATGATATTTCTTTTATTATCTGAGATAATTCTTTTTGTAGTTGTTCATATTTTAATGCAACTTCTTCATTAGGTATTATTATTTCTTCCCAATCATCATTAATTTTTTTATATGGTTCAATAAATTTTTCAATTTCATTACATTTATTTAATAATACTAAATGTTTTTGTTTATTTAAAATTTCAAATATTTTTTCATACATATATTTAATTAATTTGTGCTCTTGGTCGGACTCGAACCGACACGTCTTTCGACAATAGTTTTTGAAACTATTACGTCTGCCATTTCATCACAAGAGCAATTAAAATTTTTTCTTTATTGTTCTTTTAATATTATTTTTTTTTCTTCTGGGGTCATTGACTTTTAATGGTTTGCCACAGCCACAATCATTTTGTTTTGGTAATGGTTTACTGCCTTTAATTATTTTAACCATCGATTTCCTTTTTTAATTTTCCTTTATCTTTTTGCCTTCTGGCTTTCTTGGACTTCATGAAATTTCTGTCTTCCCACCAATTAATCCATTTACCACCCCATTTTTTACCTAATCTTTTGGGATGACAGTCGGTGAAATTTTTCATTTGTTTTGTTCCAAATTCAAATGGTTTCATAATTTAAAGTTTAAAAGGCTTTCCAAAGACATCACCTTCATTTAATGTCATTTTACTTTCTGCAATTAAATCACGTTTCGCAGCATCCAAGACTAAACAACAAATATTGCCTTGGTCTTTTTTTGCATAATCAATGAAATCCTTACGATGCTTATCTGTAGTCATTGCCATGATTTCTTTTGCTTCTTCACGAAATTTTTCCGCAATTTCTTTTATGATAACCTTCTTACATTTTTCTAACAAAGTATCAATTGGTATTCTCGGTCTATTCATTTCATTTTGTTTTTTGTAGTGAAGATGAGAGTCGAACTCACACAGTCATTACTGACCAATGGATTTGATTTGCTTTATCTGAAGCACTAAGTCCATCGTGTCTGCCATTCCACCACTTCACCATAATTATTTATTAGTTGATTCCAAAACAATTCTTTTATTAAAACCACCACGTGTCATTTTTTTCATTTTTTTTGCTAATTTAATTTCATCTAAATTAAATTTATAATATTTGCCAATATATTCCATAACTTCCATAATGTCAGCAAATTCATTAATGCTTGGAACATCTTCAAATTCTTGAATTTCTTCTTTAAGTTTTTCAAACAATTTTTTCAGATATTCTTCTTTTTTTGCAACATGACATTTGCAATTAATTTTTTTCTCTTTAAGAATATTAGGTATATTATCTCTGACTAACTTATTATATTGTTTCAACATGCTATTATTTGATTAAATTTATCATCAAGTACTTGTGTAAAAACACCCTGCCCCCAAACCATTTGAACATAATATCCTTTGAAAAACCAGATTTGATTTGGAAATCCTTTATCTAATTGGGGAACATCAATGGATTCACGATTATGACTAACATAATCAATAATAAATCCTAATTTATTATTTGGATGTGGTTCATATCCTTTATTGTAACATTTTTCACGATAATTATCATTATGTTCTGTAATTAAACGTTGCATTAATTCATTAAAATTATTATGCTCCAACCATTTTTCAAACCGAACATAACGTTTTAATTGAAGTTCATAAATTTTTTGTTGATTCTTGAAATAAGCATTACCTTCATCCGAATCAAAAAAATTTTGAAGCAATTCTGATGATTTATCATATTTATTCTTTTTCATAATGCATTCATTTACAGTAATTTGTGGAGGTGGAGGGAATCGAACCCCTCGTCCATACATGTGACCAATAAGTTTTCTACAAGTTTATCTGATTTTTTTTAATCAGCAAAATATTTGCTTTTTATCCACTGTTTTATTTTACTTCCTTGTCTCGTTGTTAAAGCAACAATTTCCATTGAGACTGGTTTATTTGGAAGGTTTTACTGATTTTTCTGCTTCCTATGATGCTGCAAATGCAAGTTCAGTATTTCTTGCAAATACACTTTTACCTCTCGTAAGAGATGTTGGAATAGACATAATGTCTTCTGCATTTGTTTATTTGAACCTGTTTTAACGCAGTATTGTTCAAACTGCGACTTGCTTACATTACCATTCAATCATGCTGTCAAAACCAAGTCACCCCCAAAATTTTAAAGAACGTTTATTTTTTCTCTTTCAAACCAAACATTTAATTCTTCTTCTGTTGGTACTTTATTACCAATTTCTTCCAAATACGTCAAAAAACTTAATTTTTTTTCTTCTGGTATTAATTTACAATCAAGACCTAATTTAAGTTCCTTTACTTCAGATGTGTTCATTAAATCTGGTTTTTCAAATACTTTAAAATAATAAATTATATATGCTTGATTAAATTCAAGTATTCCATCTGCAATAAAAAATCTATGTGTTGCAAATATACCATCATTAATATTTTTGATTTGATCAAATAATTTATATATATACAAATGTTTATTTTCTAATTTTTTATTTAATAATTTTATTGTTTCTTCAACAAGTTTTATTGATATATATGTTTCCACATCTTGAATAACAATTAATTCTTCTTGATTTATCTTATAACTAACACTCCAAGTACTCGTCCTATATGAATGTCCATTTTTTCCTTGCAATATTGGTGCATCAACAAAATGTACATTATTTAAATTTAATTTAGATAAAACTTCTAATGCCATTGGTATTGTTGTTGTTGTTGTTGTTGTTGTTTCTTCTAATGGTAATTTATTTTCAATAAATAAAAATGGAATAGAAAATTTATTTGTTTCATAACGTGCATGCAATTTAATATAATTTAATATTTCATTATACCTGTTTTCAGGAAATCCAAGACTCTCTAATGTCGGTTTCCAAAATTCTTTACTATTTGTATTCATAATATTTTAATTTATTATTTAATGTGTACCATTCGTTAATGATATTCCATGTTTTAATCCATGAATAAAATCATTGAATTCATCATCTGTTGTTAAATACTTACCTAACACAATACCAATTTCATTACCAATATCAGATAAATCACCATCATTTTTTAAATTATCAAGCCGTGCTTTAATTCTTTCTTTTATATCAACAAATTTTTCCATTTACTTTTAAAATATTTTTCAAATTTATTACCATCACAAACATTAATTTGCATAAACCCAGCACCAGTCATTATGCCAACCAATAAATACTTTGGATTTTCAATACCTGCAATCATAATATCATCAAAAATTCTGTTTTCAATAATATTGGTTTCATATCCAAATAAACATTTGATGTAAACTTTATTATCACCCAAATTATTAACGAATCTTGCGGGAAAAATATCAATATTATACAATATTTGCATTAATTTTTAATATTTCTACTTTCATTTACGATTTTTAAATATTAAAATATGCATATCCCAGCAGAATTTAAGCCAAACTAAAAATCCAATGAAAAAAGACCCACCCAATATAATCCAAAAATCTATCATATTATTTTTTTTCTGATTCTTTTCTGAAACTCCATTTATAATCAAATCCGTGTTGCTGAATCTTATATTTATCAGCAACTTCCACAATTTCTTTTTCTTTGTTTCCAAGTACACCACTTAAAAACATCTGAATTTCCTGAAACGCCTGAAATGTATCAAATACTTTGTAAAATTCATAATCTTTTAATAATGGATTAATAAAAAATTTTGGATTATTACTTCCGTGATTTGAATCAAGAAAACTTCTGTTATAATCACTATCATAAATAAAAACAGGTGTGTTAAAATCCCTGAATAATTGAAGTGCATCAAATGTCAAAATGTTATTTATATTGTCTTCAAGAATACCATGCCAACTTTTTGGTTCTAAAATAGTTTTTATATATTTATTATCATATTTTATTGTTGTAATGATTTCATGTGGATATTCTGTTTTGGCATGATAAAGTTTCCAGCCAATATAAAGTTTCCCACAAAATCCAACAATAAAATATGCTTGTTTATCATAAAATTTCTGATATTCTTTTTTTATTGGATAATAATTTAAACTATGAAAAGAATTTTCACGATATCTTAAACCCCAATAACCAGTTTTTCTTTGAAAAATTTTAGGTATGTTATTTTCTTCAACCTCAATTATTTGACGGTCATAAACAATGGTTTTGTCAATACCAGTTGTGCCAACAACACCATCATAAAAATCTTTTTTCTTATGATTTATTATAAGCATATGATCTATTTTTTATCGTTTTCAAATGTATCATGAAAATATCTTGAAGAAGGGTAATCTACTTTACCAAGAACTGACTGTTCATAACCAACACCTTCCTCAAAAGCTGTTATGATTTGTTTTTCTTCATCCTCAAGAGAATTTTCCAAAATGGTTAAAATGCCTTTCATTGTTAATTCAATTCCTCTGATATTAGTTTCTTCAATATCTTTAATTAAAGATTGTATGACAGTTTTTTTCAACATAATGATTTTTTCAAATTTACTTTATTTTATATTAATAAACAAATAATATCATAAATAAATACGTTTTTATTTTTTGAAACAATAGTGTACTGCTAACTCATATTGTTTTGGCACACCCGGTCCGATTCGAACAGACACACCTTTCGGCACAAATTTGGAGTTTGCTTACCTCACCAATGGATGCGGATGTATGTGTTTTGTCTGGAATTTTCAGACGATTTGTAGCACTGGTGGGATTCGAACCCACATTTTACAAGTTTTAAGTCTGCTCTCTCTACCGATTGGAGTACAGTGCCGTATTTTGTGTAACTATTTGATTATCAATGTGGAGCAGAAGGGAATCGAACCCTCATCTATAGATTGCAGGTCTATCATGTTAGCCTTTGGTCACCACTGCCCCAATTGTGTGATGCGCATTAACCAGCCATCACATGAGTTTTCTAAGCAGTTCAGTAAACCTTGCGATAAACCTATACCCTATGAAAACTTTAAACAGTCCTATGTGCTCTCAGTCGGAGTCGAACCGACATCCAATTAAGGCGTGCTTCTAAGGCACGTGCGTCTTAGTCCAGTTGCGCCATGAGAGCAAATAAATCGTTTGGAATTTCCAGACAGTTATTGTCCGATTGGTGGGAGTCGAACCCACAAACCCTTTCGGGCACATGGTCCTTAGCCATGCACGTCTGCCAATTCCATCACAATCGGATAATTATCGTTATTTTATAGCATATATTTTAATTATCGGTTTATTAACCGATAATTGGCATTTATCGTATAATAAGCCGATATTTTGTCATGAATTTACAGACAAATTGTGCTTCCTGCAGGAGTCGGACCTGCGACTTTTTGCTTGTAGGGCAAACACTCTAAACCAACTGAGTTAAGGAAGCATTATGAATATTATTCAAATTTTTGATTTGGTTGTATTAATTTTCCAAATTCAAGCGGTAAAAAGGCATTATCTCTATATGCATCACCACCTTCACATGTATCTTGTGTATATGAATAATAGTGTTCAAAATTAAATAAATAATTACCATTTTCGTCTGCAATTTTCCAAAACATAATTAAATTACTATGTTCAATTCCTAAAAATCCATATAATGGAATTTTCATTTTTTTTGCAATTAATCGACATTTTTCCAATTTTTCATATGTGATTAACCAGCTACCAAATTTTTCTAATTTATAAAGTGTAAATTGTCGATTTTTACTTTCAAAAATACCAATAATTTTATTATTTTTTATTATTATTCCATCATGTGGTATTGGTTTCTTTTTATCGGTGATTTTTATTTTAACATTCCAGCACTTTTCAATATATTTAAGCATTTTAATTTCTTGATGAACGGTTTCTTGACCCTTTTTTGATTCAATTGCTAATCCCATTGTAATATATTTTTTTTAAAAATAATCATTTTGTTAATAATATACAACACTTTTTGTACTCCCAACGGAAGTCGAATCCGTAATCTTCACCGTGAAAGGGTGGTGTCCTAACCAATTAGACGATAGGAGCATTTATTTATATGCAAAAGCATATGAATTTATATGATTTTATGCAATTATATGTAATTACATGCAAAAGTATCATATATACAACTTTTTCATGTATTTTACTGCCATAGCGGTAAATTTAATGTTTTAAAATTAAAAAGTATCACACATAATACTTTTTAATTTACTTTTACTGTTATAATAGAAACATTCAACGTCCTTGTTACGTGTGATGGCTTTTTCATGCCACAATCAACAGCTTATTGAAGGCTGCTATGCTTATTACAACAACACGTCTATCTTCGTAAATCATACCCAAACACAGATATGATCCGACAGTTGAATGTTTTTTGCACTCCCGGAGGTATTCGAAACCTCTATTTTACATGGGTGACAGCCAAGTTCTTCACCAAGAAGCCTACGAGAGTATAACGGTGCGTATGGGATTTGGACCCATGACCTCCTGCGTGACAGGCAGATATTCTAACCAACTGAACTAACGCACCAAAATTCCAGCATGTCAAAGAACCTCTCCTTATACGAAACAAATTTTATTTTGTTTCACTTATTTCAAAAAAAGACCCGACTAAATTTAGGGTAGTCGGGTCTTTTCGTTTTTAAGAAAGGAGATGTAATGATTAAAAACATTACCCGACTGTATATAGAGCATCCTCTACAACCGCCCATAATAGGACATTTGCCAAGGCTATTACTAATATATCGAGCATTTTTTTCATCTATTTTAAAATTTTATTAATTGCAAAGATAATCATTTTTTTATAAATACAAACTTTTTTGAAAAAAATTTATAATAATTATTTAATTTATTCTATAAACAATGGATTTGCAAATATTTTATATGTTGTTCTATCAAAATATCCTTTAATATATTGTGGTGGTAAAATGAATATTTCTTCATTATTTTTATCATATCCTTTTCTGCTTATTGTTTCATAATTACTTATATTTCCACTTATTTGAATAATTACGGTAAAATTTCCATAATCTCTTCTAATATTTAAATTATAAACCAAAGCATCTACACTATTAATAGAATCTGTAGTTTTGTCAAAATCTTTAAATTCAAGACCGTTTTCACAAATAGATTTGGCATTTTCAACGGTATCTGTTGTATGTAAATAAATTGAATATCCTTTAGATTCACCAATAAAATCAATTAAACTTTGATATTTAATATTTGTTTTAGTTGTGTTTGTAATTTCAAATTCTTTTAATGGCATACCACCAACAGTATGCATTCTTTCAAATAATAATTCTTTATTTGTTTTTTTCATAAGAAATTTAAACGTATTAATAGTTAAAATATTTTTTATTAACCTTTGTAATTAGCTAAAATCCAGTCTTCCAGAATTCGTTGATTACTATCATCTAATTCAACATAAAATCTGTTCATAACACCTTCAGCACCATATTTATCATAATATCCACGGAATTTACTTTTTATATGTTCCATTAAATTTGGATTATCTGCCCATGCTTGTTCAATAAAATCACTCGGATAATTATATGCGAAATATACATATTTATTAATTGGTGTTCCTAATGAAGAACCTTCATTAATACCAGTTTCTTTTGGTACTGTTCCAATTTGCGAAGTTGCAACTTCTTCTTTTAAACCCACCATTTGTTTTAATTCTGTTTTAATGCGTTTAGCTATTTCGCCTCTCCATGTGCTTGCATTTGATAGAAAATAAAGAACAATACTTTTTGCTGAATCCATGCCATACTTATCATTAATTGAATCCAGAGTTGCCATTGCTTCCCAATATGGTTTTGCCCCAAAGTACATTTTTGAACCCCAATCTTTACGAATTTCATCAGCAATTTGGTATAATGGTCTTGGTGTTTTAAGCATTGCAGGACTTGATGTAACGCTCATTTCTTCATTTAATTTTGGCTTGAATGTTTTATCAAGTCTTGATGTGACTTCGAAAAGTCTTTCTTTGCTATTTTTTTTCATAAGTTTAATAATTTCTTTTATTATTTTAATAATCATCGCCTTCGTCACCAAATGGTGTATATCCTTCACCACCACGGTCAAATTCAGATGGGTCACGCATTTGTTGTCCAGATAAATTATACCAAATATCGTTTTTTTTGTCATATAATTCCATAGAATCACTTGGCGCATAATGTTCACTTTCTAATGGTTGACCATCCATAGTGTATTCATAATCTCTACGTATCTTTCCAATCTGCTCTGGTGTAATATTTTTTTCTTTTGCAAATTTTTGAAATTCTGGTGTGGCAAGAATTTCAGTTTTAGTGCCCTCATGAAATTCTGAGATACGTTCTTGTTCATCAATTGGGTCTAAACTACCAAGATATGAATCATTAAATTTATCGTAAATAAAAAATAATGTCATTTGTTTAAATCCATCACGATTTTCATTTAATTTGGGTTTGAATGTTTTATCAAGTCTTCCCATAACTTCAAAAAGTCTTTGTTTTGTTATTTTTTTCATAATTTATCTTTTTGTTAAATTATTTAATAAATTTACAATTTCATCAATTACCAAATTTTTAAAATATTCTATTTGATTTGGTTCAATATATCCTGCTTTTCCAGTAAACCAATCTTTTATGTTTTTAAGAAGATATTTAAAATTTTTATCATTAGCTAAAACTGTTCCAATGATTGGATTGTTTCTTTCGTTTAATTTATTTTCTTGTAAAGTGGTTTTATAGTTTGAGTTAAATGAATTATCGATTTTTTCCATGATTTCAAAAAGTCTTTGTTTATCATCTTGCTTTTTCATAAATTGTAATTATCTTATGTATTAATATTATAAGAAATTTATAATAAATACATAAAAAATTTTAATTGTTTCGGCACGAATATTGTTTTTAATTAAAAAACAAATATAATGAAAAAAATAATATTAACAACAATCGCAGTGTTTTTAACAAGTGTAATATTTGCACAAGTTAAAAAATCTAATTACGAAAAGTATCGTGAAGCTAAAGAAATTGAAAGATTAGGTACAACAATAGAACAAACTTCTGAAGAACCAGTATATGATGACCTTTATTATACAGCTAAAGATGATAGCTTAAAGAAATTACAAAAAGAACTTAAATTAGCCAAAAAAGAATTAAAAGAAGAAAGAGAAGAAAATTATTATGATGATTATTATGATGAAGAAACTTTATATTATGCAAACTTAATAAAAAAATATCATCACGGTAGTTTTAATTTATGGTTTGGCGTTTACTATCTACCATATCATTATTCATGGTATTATGATTGGTATGATTGGGATTTTTATTATGGATGGAATTATCCATATTATTATAGTTGGCATTATACACCATATTATTATAGTTGGCATTATACACCATATTATTATAATTGGTATTATTGGCAAACACCAAGATATTATAATCATAATTATTATGGTTATTATCAACAGCCAAGATATAATAATATCCAATATGGTCACAGAGATAGTAGAAGAACTATTAATACACAAAGTTCAGTACAAAATCATGCAATAACAACAACACAAAATAAACCAACATATAATGGAAGCAGACGAACATATACACCTTCATATGCAAATCCACGTGTGAATACAAAACAAAGTTATAATAGTTCAACAAATCGTACATATAAAAAACCATATACAAATACAGAAAACAATACAGTAAAACGTACTGAAGGAAGTACAGGTTCACGTACATATACACCAAGTAGGAGTTCAAGTAATTATTCTACACCAAGTAGGAGTTCAAGTAATTATTCTACACCAAGTAGGAGTTCAAGTAATTATTCTACACCAAGTAGGAGTTCTGGAAGTCATTATACTCCAAGCAGAAGTTCTACACCAAGTAGAAACGCATATTCTACACCAAGTAGAAGTTCAAGTAGTTATTCTGCACCAAGTAGAAGTGGTTCTTCTTATGGTGGTGGTTCATCAAGTACTGGTAGAAGTTCTTCAAGTTCTGGTTCAAGAAATTCGGGTGGTTCAAGAAGTTCTTCAAGTTCTGGTTCAAGAAGATAAAAAATAATTTATTATGTATTTATAAAAAAAATAATTTTAATTATAAAAAAAGAAATATTATGGAAGAAGGTATTTTAACATTAGAACAAGAAAAAAAATTAGCATCATTACTTGATGATGTTGTAAAACTTAAAGGTATTGCTGAATTTGTTGATGGTTATTTATTCAAAGCCATTATAACATTTGTGGATAATAAATTTGTTGATAAACTTAAAGAAGAAGTTAAAATTAAATTGGCTGCTCTTGTAGAAGCTGTAATGGCTGAAGATGTAGAACTTGCCGAAACTCTTGCAGCAGATTTAATAAATTCATTGGTTGACATACCGGGTCTTGATGAAGAATCAGAAGGACTTCTTTTCAAAGGCGTTATTGAAATTATCGTAGGTGCAATACTTGATTGGATTGAAAGTAAAAGGGGAGAACCAGTTGCACTAAAATTAAATAAAACAAAAAAAGAATAATTTATAATTTAAGCGATTTAAAATAACTTTCGAAAAGTGATTTAATGTTCTGACTTCCAACAACATTCATTGAATGAATTAATATTGTTGTTGGAAGTTCTTTTTTGTTATCAATACAATAATAGATAAGCCATTTTGCACAGTGATATCCTGTTTTTTCGGTGTATTGATCATATTCTAATCGTTGTGTATAATGCTGGTCTGCCAAGTCATGATCAAATGAATACCCTTCAGCTACTCCATTTTCTAAAGTATCTTTCACAAATTCATCATACGAACGAACAATTTTCCAATTCAAATCTAAATATAATTGATTGTGAGTATAAAGAAATGCATCTTCGGGCATTCGGAAATCATCAAGAAAAAGACAATATGACATATTAAATTTTTGCAAAGATATGATTTAATTTATAAACAACAAATAAGTATTTATTATTATGAATATTATCGAAATCATCAATGAAGAAATAAAAAACTGGTATCATGGCACACCTGATGTTAGAGATATTCAAAAAGTCAGTGCATTTAGTCCAAGAACCAATACAACAACATATGTTACTGACCCACAAGAATGGAATGAAGTACAGGCGGAAATGCAGAAAGCAAGAGAAATGGGTAATGAAAATTTATATCATGAATTACTACATAGATCAGGTGAATTAGTTAAAGACCTAACATATAAAAAACCAATTTATTTTACTGGAAATGCGGGAGTTGCAAAAACATATAGTAATCCTTGGAGAGCATTTGATTATGCAAATGCAGAACCATCTGTTTTAAATGTAAAAATTGATGATTCGGGAAAAATTCTTACAATACCTGCTTATGGTGAAAGTTTTAGAGGTATAAATAGTGATATTGTAAAAAAAGCATTATTGAAAGATGATGTACCTGAAGAAACAATTGATAAATATTATGCCATGTTTCCATTTTGGGTTAAAAATGGAAAAATGACTTCTGAAACACTTGGAATAATAGCACAATTATTAAAGTATGATATTATCGATATTTTGGGCGTTAGAGATACTTATACTGGTAAAGGTACAGAATCTACAATTAGAATGGTTTTTGACCCAAATAAAATTAAAATAATTTAGCTATCCCGCCAAGACTCGAACTTGGAATATAACGGTCAAAGCGTTATGTGTTAACCAATTACACCACGGGACAATAATTAATTTTTCGTTGTTTCACTAAGATTCGAACTTAGAATTAATGTTCCAGAGACATTCGTGTTACCATTACACCATAAAACAATATCATTGGGGTTAATGTGGGGTTCGAACCCACGCCAAAAGTGCCACAAACTTTTATGCTAACCGCTAACACTAATTAACCCATATTAATCATTTGATAATCAAATGATTGGTCGGGATGGAGGGACTCGAACCCCCGACCTGATGGTCCCAAACCACCCATTCTAACCAACTGAACTACATCCCGAATTTTTGTCAGGAATATTTACTATATTTCTGACAGTTTTTGTCGCAAAAATTTGCTTAATTATTGTCAAGATTTTCAAAGAACACTTTAACACCCAGAGTTTTGCAAGGTTTTTTTTGCGAACCCCCCTTGGCGTTTTTTGGGGTAGGAGATGGGGTTCGAACCCACAACCACCAGAACCACAATCTGGCACTCTACCAATTGAGCTACACCTACCATTTGGTCAGGCGTGAGGGATTCGAACCCTCGGACGACACTACCTTTGTGCCGTCACTGGTTTCCAAAGCCAGCATCTTTAACCTCTCGATCAACACCTGAAATAAAATTTTTTACATATTCATCAATCTTCGTTTTAACAATATGTCTGAATCTACTATGCCAATAACGATGATGTGTTGGACATAGCGGAACTAAGTTTGCAGGAGCATTATTTTTTTTGTTTCCATCGTAATGATGTGCTTCTACTATATTTTCTTCTTCACAACAAACACATTTTTTCTTGTGATATCTAAAACAAATGATTCTATGTTTTGTTTCTCCATTTAAATCATCATCTTTTTTATGATTAGGATGTTCTGTTCCAGTCCGATAAAAAGTATTTGCACATGAATGTGAACAGACAGTTTTTTCTCTTGGATGACCAGATTTCGTTTCAAACCCATTTCCACATATAGGGCATGTTTTTATTATTTTCGGATATTTAGTATGATTAAACGCTGATACATTCTTAATAAAATGAGTTGTGTCGATATTATTCGTAACGATGAACTTTCTTATTTTCGAATATGTAATTACGTTGATGTATCCAAAATATTGTATGGATACTTCTCGTAATGATTTGGAATTTTCAATTATTTCTTTCATGATTCAAATTTAATATAAATATTTATATTAGTCAAAAAGTATTTGAAATAATTTCAATTCTTATTAATATAACCCAAAATTTCAAAGAACAACAAAAAACCCCACTCATTTCTGAATGGGGTTTTTTTGTTTAACTCAAAACTCGCTACTTTTGAAAAATTTTAAACATAATTTCCCCATTCATCTATTTGTGGATGCTGTTGGGGTTGTATGTTCATTAAATTTTTCATCTCTTTTTAATAAAATAATACCATTTAAATTCATTGCAAATATATACAATAAAATTATAAATACAAATATTTTCGAAAAAAATATAAAATATTTTATTTTATGTTAAAAAATAATTGCACCACATTTGTGATGCAATTACCATTTTTAAAAATTTTAGTCAAGTCTTAAAATTTTACATAACCACTAACTGGCAATAAAATTAAAAAAAATCATTCCTGATTTTTATCAAACCTAACTTAATTCATCATTAAGCAATGACCTTTCATTTTATAAATACTTTGATATGGTAAATTATTCGGCATTTATATAAAATAATAAGTATTTATTAAAAAAGTTTAAATTGTGAAAAAAAAGAACCTCATAAAAATTATTAATGAAGAAATTTCTGAATTCGATTTTTTGGGTAATGAAGCTCATTCTAAAGAAGAAGAAATTATTAATATTTTAAAAAACGAAGAATTTCAAAAACAATTTATTTGTGATTCACTTTTAAATAAAAAAAATAAAATTAAAATTGATATTCTTGATTCAAAAATTGATGGTAATTGGGATGAAGAACCCGAAAATGCAACAAAACTTATAATTGAATACTTATTAAAAATTGATTATATGTATGATCAAACTAAAGAACCAATTCAATTTGAACTAAATTTTTATGGTGATGATGTTTCAATTCGTAAAGATGAATGGTATAATAAAGGTAATATAAGCAATTATATTGAACCGGAAGGTGATGTTTGGTTTAGTAGTTTTTATTGGAATGATATTAAAGTTATTTTAAATACAATTGAAGGTGATGAAATTGATTTTATTGCATTTAAAAAAGCACCTGTGAAAATTCAAACATTATTCATCAGAGAATATACTCAAGATTATATTGGTAGTTATACAAATTTGGATGTTCGCACTTCTGAAATGAAGGATAAGATTCAAAACGTACCATATTGTTAAAAAAATAATTTAATTACCATTTTTTTAATTTACATTTACTTTTTGGTGAACGAACTTTTGCTGGCATATAACAGCCACATAATGAACACGTATTATTTGGTTGCATTTCTTTACAATTAGTTTCAATACAAATTGCTATTCTTCTTTTGGCTTCTTTTTCAACTTCTGGATTTGGGAATATATAATTTTTCCAACCTTCATAAATTTCCGATAATCTACTCATGACTTTAATAATAGATAATTCTTCCGCCTTTATTTATTATAATATTTTGATTTGGATTATTATTTATTTCAATAATAATATTATGCAGAACTTCTGGCGATGTGAATGCTTTATCATATATTCTTAATTTTTGAATACCACCAATAAATCCAGAATTAAAATTTTGTTCTATTGTTAAGTTATTTTTTCTTTCATCTTGCACTAAAATATCTGTTGCTGTATATGTTAAATCTTTAATAAATAATGGGTAATTTAAATTAAATGTATTTGTTGTTTCTATTAATAATCCAGCGAATACAAATTGTTGTCCTGTGTTATTATTTATTCTAAAAACACATTTTAATGATTTCCAAACATCAGAACCACCTTCATATATAATTTCATCGATAATATTTACATCAACATTACCATAAACCAATATGGAAACCTTATTGATTGCATTGTTATTAAAAAAACCGTCATTAAATATTGATAAATCAATTGTATAATCCCTATTTGATAAAACAGAAATTGGATGATTAAATTTTATAAAATATGTATTTGCTGTTGAACCAGTATATATAATACTCATTATCCTAATTGGATTTTTAATTGTTGGGTCACAAATATCATCAACAGTAAATGTGGTACTATTGGCACTTAATGACAAACCTTCTAAATAAGTATTTCCTGTTGGTGCTGTATAACATTCTGTTGAAATTGGGTTTGCTTCAACAAAAAAATTATTATTGACATAATTAGTATCTTGACCAGTATAAAGTCCGTATGTTTGATAATCATAATGCCAAGAATGTTTTAAACCAAACGAACCGCCACCCCAGCTAATTGAATATGGCACACCTAATTGTTTTTCTTTGTCATTATTGAATGATTTAAAATAAAATTCAGGAAATTCTTTTATTAACCAAACGGCACGACCATTAACATAAAAAATTAATTTACCAGTTCTTTGTTTTGTACATTCCAAAAGATCAGGGTCTTCAATTGTATTATTTGGTGTAAACGTTATTGTAATCCAAGTAAAACCAGTTCTACTGATAATTACTGATGATGTATTAGTTATAATTAAGCCATCATTATTAATATATTTATATGCTAATCTTTTATCTTCAGTTAATATAAAAGCAATTGCATTATTTTTTATATTATCAATTGGTAATTCTTCATAAAATGTTGTTTCTGTTTTAGTTTCGAATGAAGGAAATGCTATTTTATTTGTTTGTTTTTCAAGAATAGCATCTAAATAATTATCAAAACTTGTTATTACACCTGTTGTAGTTCCGGTAATTGTTTCGCCAGAAAAATATGGATTATATTTATCTTCAGCACGAACACCCATCATATAAAATATGCCTTGTGAATTAGAATAAAGATATAATAATGTTTCAATTGTAACACCATTGTTAAATCTTGAGGGTAATAATTTATAATTATAATCTTTTAATTTAAAAAATCCTTGTAAATAACCACCATTAAGTTCAAAATAATTTCCAGTCATACCAGTAGTTACAGCACTCATTGGATATAAATCATATTTTGTTGTTGCTGTTAAACCGCTTGTATTGCCAGTTGTTGGATTTTGAACTTGATTATAGCCAATTCTATACATTGAAAATGTGGTGGCACTTGGTACAAATGTAAAACCGCTCCACATTATATTTGTTTTTCCGTTATCAAATCCTGTTAATCCAAAATCAATAAGATTAATATTATCGGAAATAGCACCATTCCATTTTGTTAAACTAAATGATGTAAAACCAGTATTTAAATTCCATGACTTGAGATTAGTTAAGTCTATGTGTATCGCTAAATTATCGGTAATTATACCATCCAAGCATTCTAAATTCATTTCGTACAAGAATTTAATATAAATACTAATTGTATTTGAATATATTATAGTATTTATTAAAAATGATTTTTTTATGATTAGGAATAATAAGCAACGACTTTTTGAAATGATGGAAAAGGTTGGTGGAGTTCCATTAAATGAAATTGATTGGGAAAGTGATTTTAGTGATGTGTCAAAAGAATGTCTTAGTATTGAAGCATTAAAAGATTATTGTAATAGTGTATTGGTAAATCAGGGATTATTGGGTAATAAAAGAAAAAAAGGCTTATTATTAATACATAACAAAGCAATTCCATTTGATGAAAAAGGTGAACTTGATGTTAATACATTTATTGAAAACATCACAAAAATGCCACCACAAATATATAGTCAAAATGAAAAAATGGAAAAATCAATTGGTAATAATTCAATTACGTTTAATGTGGGAATTCCAGCATTACGTGGTTTAGTTTATGATATTGAACATAAGAAATTTTATATTGTTAATACGTGCCCCGGAGCAGGAGCATGCGCACATGTGTGTTATGCAAGACGTGGTAGATATGTACTATTAACACCAATTTTTATTAAGCAAACAAGGGTTTTAAATTTATTGCTTAATTATCCCGATATATTTGAAAAGATTCTTAAACGTGAATTGGAAATAATTGCAATTAAAAATAAAGGAAAAAAGATTCTTTTCAGATGGAACGATGCTGGTGATTTTTTCTCAAAAAAATATTTTCAAATTGCTGTGAAAATAACAAAGGAATTAAAAGATGAAGGATATGATTTTGGTTCATATGCCCATACAAAAATGGGTGATGTATATAACATGAATGACCCTAATGTATTGTTAAATTTTTCCATTGATGCATCTGAAAAAGAAAGAAAAAAAATAAATTTATCAACAGCTAAAACATCTGAAATTGTTCCTTCTGCATTATTTACTGATTTATTCATTAGAGATAGAGCACATTTTAAAACAGATATTGCAGGTAAATTAATACCAAAAGATAATAATAGTATTAATATTTTAAAACAAAGAATATCTGATAAATTTAATGTTGATAATAACACATTAATTACCTATGATGAATTATTAAAAATACCAGAAAGCAATGAACCAAAATTTAATGTAATGATAATGCCAAAAGGTGAAGGTGATGTGGCTGCTCAAAGAAAAGATGTGAAACGAACATTTTTATTATATCATTAACAAGTATTTATATAAAAATTAATATTATGAAAAATCAAGACAATAAACAGAGACTTTTCGAAGTTTTGGGAAAAATAGACCCAACATTTAAACCAAGTGCTCAACTTCTTACTGAATGGAATTTTGATAAGAAAAAGGGTGAAGATAAGGAAGAAATTTCTAAGAAAAAAGGGGAAGACAAAGAAGATAAGGAAGAAAAGAAAAAAACTTCCGGTAAGAAAAAATGGAATTTCGAAAAAAAGGATGACAAAGAATCGGAAGAAAATGAAGATATAATGCAACCACCTGATTTTGAAAAAGAAGAACACAAAGACAAAAAAGAATTGAAGGAAGGGGATGCACCTGTCGGAAAAAAAATTCCTGTTATTAATTGGGATAAAGCAAAGCATGGTAATATGAATGAATCTGACGAAAAATGGATTCAAAATGCAATTAATCCTGAACATAAGGGATATTGTACACCCATGACTAAATCAACATGTACGCCAAAACGTAAAGCATTAGCAAAAAGATTTAAGGGGGGAATTAAAGATGAGGCTTATAGTGTACCTGATCCACTTGGAAAAAATTATGCAAAACAAGTTAATGAAGATGAACCAACAGGTGAACAATTAATTAAATATCGTGCAGAAGTGGTGGGTACGGGTGAAAACACTTGGTCAACAAATGCAAAAGAATATAATACAGAAGAAGAAGCAAAGGCATGGTTAGATGGTTTATCTGGTCGTTGGTTTGGTTATGATATGAGTCGTGTAGTTCCTACAACAACACCAAGAGGACAACCAGTAGATATTAAAAATGATAATATATATCAAAATTTTAGTAGATAATAATTTAAAATGGAAGAAAATAAAAAAAATCCACGTTTTTGGTCTGGCAGATATTGGTCACGAAATAATATTTCAGATGTATTAAAGGAAGTTATTGAACCAGATACTGTTGATGTATCATCAATACAAATGCATGATACATTATCACCACTTATTTGGGAATTTGATGAAAAATTAAAATCAGATGTAAGAAAAACATTATTAATGAATGCCAAAAGATTTATTGAATTTTGTAATGCTGAAAATCTTAAATATAATGATATAATATTAACGGGCAGTATGGCTAATTATAATTATAATGAAGAATCGGATTTGGATATTCATATAACTCTTGATTTTAATCAAATTTCAGAAAATAAAGAATTTGTGGGTGATTTTTTAAAATTGAAAAAACAATTATGGACAAACAAACTTCCAATTCAAGTAAAGGGACATGATGTTGAAATGTATTTTCAAGACTTTCAAGAACCACATCATTCATCAGGCACATATTCATTAGTTAAAGATGATTGGATTAGAAAACCAACAAAAAAAATTATTAATGTTGATAGCGCAAATGTTCAATTAAAATCTGCAGATATAATGAATGCAATTGATGATTTGGAAGATAATAAAAGCGAAGAAGATTTTTTAAATAGGCATGAAATATTAAAAAATAAAATTAAAAAATATAGACAATCAGGACTTGATACTGGTGGTGAATTTTCAACGGAAAATTTGGTTTTTAAGATATTAAGAAATACTGGTTATTTGGAAAAAATGATGGAGTTAAAAAATGATTATTTAACTCAGGAATTGAGTTTAAATGAATTTATTGATTAGATTATGAAAAGATTTATAGTAACACAAAAACAATTAAATGAATATGTTGAAAGAAAAAAATCGGAAAAGATTTTTTATGACATATTGGAAAATTTACATAAAAATGTGAAATTTTTAAATGAAAATGTTTCACGAACAAAAGCAAATTTGGCAATTATTGAAAATTATAAAAGAAAAAATTTAATAACGTCTAAAGTTTATGAAATGTTGATTAAACATAAAATAATAAATGAAAAATATGAAATAATCTAAATATTGGAATTTTTTTGTTCTTAATTCAGTATTTATGAAAGATATTAAACTAATAATAATATACATATTAAAAATATTCAAATGAAAAGACATGCAACAAAAGAAGCATTTTATCAAAGACTTCAGGAATTAGCAGAAGTAAATAAACCTGCATTAAAAGAATCTAAAAATCGTAATTTAGGTACTTTAATTGATTATAAAAGAGCAGCAGATGGTGTTGCTTATGGCATTATCAAGGAACAGCACCATTATTATGTTAAAAAAGCTGGAACAAAACAAGACCCTAATATTGCTGATTTTGCATATATTGGTGGATTGGAAAATGTGACAAATTTTCAATATAAATCATTATCCGAAGCCGATAAACAAAGAAATATGATATTTCATACAATTAATGAAGCGGTTTCATTAAAACCAAGTAAAACTGGTAGTAAGGAAAAGAAAAGACTTAATGAAGATAAAGCTGGTGAAGAAATTGACAATGCTGAAAGTAAATTAGGTGACTTAGATGCAGCAACAAGTGCAGAAGCAACTCCTGAAATGCCCGTAGATACAGAAGTACCTATAGAACCTGCACCAGAAGAAGGTGGTGAAGAAGTACCTTCAGAAGAACCTGCACCAGAAGAAGGTGGTGAAGAAGTACCTTCAGAAGAACCTGCACCAGAAGAAGGTGGTGAAGAAATGCCTTCAGAAGAACCTGCACCAGAAGAAGGTGGTGAAGAAATGCCTTCAGAAGAAGAACCCACAAGTGATGCTGTTGCTCCTGAAGATGAAAAAAGTATTACAATAAAAGAAATTGAAAAATCTCTTGGTAAAGTAACTAATAAAATAAGAGGTACTGAATTAACTGATTCTCAAGTTAAATCATACGTAAATTCATTTCTTACAGCATTTAAAGATAAATTCGAAGATGTTGAAATTGAAGACAGAAAAATAATGGCAGACAAAATTCTCAAAGTTGTTCCTGATGAAGATGTTGAAGAATTAGGTGCAAATGTATCTCAAAATGATGAAATTGAAGAAGAACAATGTTCAGAATGTGGCGGTTTTGGTAAATATGCTGAATCAAGAGGTTATGGCACTCCTGAATCATTTATGGAATGTGATAGTGAAGAACAAGCCAATGTAGTAAATGGTTATGTTAGTGCACATGAAGAAGGTATGAATGATGGTGATGAAAAAACAATTAGTTTAATTATTAAATTATCTCCAGATGTTCTTGATAAATTAAAGGGTGATTATGGTCACGAAGAATATGCTGAAAAAATTCAACCACAGGTTGATTCAATGAATGAAGCAACTGAAGAAGATTCAATGGCTCAACTTAATGAACTTTGGGGTGGTTTAAGGAGTTTAGGTAAAGCTGCTGGACAGGCAATTGGTGGTGCTGCAAAAGGTGTTGGACAAGCAATTGGTGGTGCGGTTAAAGGTGCTGGACAAGCAATTGGTAAAGCATATCAAGGTGCTAAACAAACATATTATAAAGGCGAAATAAATCCCGCAGTAAAAAAAGTTGAAGCGGATGCTGCTACATTGGGTAAACAAATTGCTAATTTAAATGCTACATTAACAAAAGCAGGTCAACAACCAATTAATGTTAAAAGTATTTTAGCAACAATTCAAAATCAACTTGGTGCTGGTGCTGCTCAAGCAAATTTAAGTAAATTTAGAACTGCTGCTGAAGGTTTTGACCCAGCAAATGTTGAAGTACAACCAAATATATTAAAAGAAGATGATGAACCTCTTGAAGTTGAAAAGGGTGAAGAAATTGAAAAAGATATTGTTGATAAAAAACCCGAAATTGGATTTGCAACTGACGCACAAGTTCTTGGTGGTGGTGTTGTAAAACCTGATGGTGCTCCGACAACTACAGTTGATGTAAATGTTGATGCTCAGAATAAAATAGTTAATGTTGCAATGAATGAAACGGAACAAAAATTAAGAAAATATATTCGTAATAGACTTGAAGAAAAGGCTGGTTTAAGAAAATCAAATCTTACGGAAAGTAAAAAATCCGAAACATTAAAAAAACTTGATGCGGTAATTGACGAACAGTTCAAATTATACGAATCTGTTGTATCTAAAAAAAGTAAATAAACACAATTAGATTACACATAAAAAATATTAAATCTTAAAAACCCGAAAATTTTCGGGTTTTTTTGTAACATTTTGATATATTTTTCGTATAATAAAAAAACATAAGACGAATTATATGATAACAAGAAATTATAATCACCTAAAATTATATAGAACATATATTGGTAATTCAAAAAAAGAAGAAAAAAGAAGATTTTTAAATGTTCAAGGTATTAAAAAAGGACAATTTTCTGAAAATTCAAAAATTGATTGGCTTGAATTCAGAAGACTTGCAATTACAAATTTTGAAGATATTATATATGTTACATTTTCACGTAAATTTGTTGCACAAATTTCCTCATATATTTTTATATTTATATCATCATTTATGATATTTTCAGAAATCAAATTTTTATTTTTTATTTGTTTTGGTTTATCAATACTTTTACAAGCATTTTTTCAATACTTCAAATACAGAGAACGTATAGAAATATCTAATTATAATATAATTATTACGCTAACAAATAAAATAATTCAAAAGAAATTTGGATTTGACATGATGGGTATTGAATAAAATTTGTTAGTATTTATATGAAAATCATAATATGAATTATGAAGATAATAAACTTAAATTAATTTTCATATTAAAAATTGGGTATAATTCAAAGAATGAAGGGTTATATGAGTTTATTTTTTCTCTTGATGATACCAATATTGATATTGAAGGTTGGTGCTGGGATATTTCACCTGCTTGTGATAATGCATTACCCCCTACAGAAGAATATATTAATGCCGTTTTTAATTTAAAAACAAGTTCATTTGATTTATTTTGTTTGCATGAAGCCGTTGATAGAGAATATATGCATGGCTATCATACAATTCATGCATTAGCTTATGAAATCGAAAAACGAGATGAAAATGGTAATAATGTTAGCGATTATCAAAAAATGTTTGAAGAAGATAATAATGATCTTCCATTATTAGTATTTCATTATGGTATGACACTTACAAAAGTTAAAGATTTATTAAATGCAAGAAAAATAATATTAAAAAATAATGAATTTATTGAAATATCATCAATGAAATTTGAATAAAATAAGGTATTTATAATAAAAAGTTCATCTTACCAATACATAGGAAGAAGGAAATTCGGGGAGCGATACATCAAGATATGTACCGCTCCCTGCGGTTTTATATGGGACAGTATTTATTATAAATATTTATAAATGAGTATCAACACAAATTTAGATATTACTCCCGATAAAGATAAAGATGAATCATTATTTCCAGAACACATACCCGTTATTCCATTCGATATTCAAAAAGAAAGAGAAAAAGAAGAAGCCAGAAAACGAGCAATTGAACTTCGAAAAAAATCTGGAAAAATTGAACCGATTATTGTTACAAAAGATGGTATTGCAAAAAAAGCAAGTGAATTAACACTTGTCGAACAAGAATATGAAATTGTTCATTGTGCAACTAATCCAATTTATTTCATTGAAACATATTTAACAATTTTTGACCAAACTAAAGGCAAAGCAGGTATGATTGTTCCATTTATTTTTTTTGATTTTCAAAAGGATTTGATTAAAACTTATATGGAAGAAAGATTTGTTATTGCTAATAAATATCGTCAGGGTGGTGTTTCAACAACAACTTGTGCATTTATTGCGTGGTACGTAATGTTTAATGAAAACAGAAGTGTTGCTATTGTTGCCGATAAATTGGAAACTGCTCGTGATGAAATGATGAATGATTCTGTTGATTTTATTGATAGTTGTCCTGAATGGTTAAGACCTAAAACAGGTAGAGATACTAATAAGGGTAATTTTAAAGATACTCAAAAATTAAAAAGATATGATAATGGTTCATCTTTAGGTGCTTTTTCATCAAAAGGTCTTCGTGGTTATACTCCAACATTATTATTCTGGGATGAAACAGCATGGACTGAAAAAGGCGATAAATTCTGGACATCAGCACAACCAACATTACAAACAGGTGGTGCTGCAATTATGGTTAGCACACCATCCGGCTTAGATGCGGTTTTCTATAAAACATTTATTGGTGCAAGAAATAATGAAAATAATTTTAAAGCAGTTGAATTGTGGTGGTTTAATGACCCAAGATATAATAAAGATTTGGTTTGGTTAAAAAATAAAGGAAAAGAAACTGAAATTAGATTAATTGATGAAAATTGGGACAATAAAAAAAGAATTCAACTAATGGATGATGGATGGGAAGCCAGTTCACCTTGGTTTGAAGAACAAATTCGAAATGCAAATGGTGATATGCGTAAGATCGCACAGGAACTTTTATGTATTTTTGGTGATGCAGTTATAACAATTAGGAATAAAAAAAACGATATTATTGAAAATATTAAAATTTCAGATTTATATAAAAAGTTCGAAGAACAAAACAATTCTTGTGAGTATTTATCTAAAAATACAATACTCATGGATAAAAATATTTTAATTAAAATTTTAAAATTGGTTAAAAACATTGAACAGTATTTTATAAAAGGTGGTACATCAAAGTTTAATAAAGATTTTCCAAATCTATTAAGTCTTATTAATATATATACTTATGATATGCAAGTATATCATTCAAATAAAATTTTAGAAGCTAAAATAAAATATCTTATAAATTACAATGGCGACATTAATTTAATAAAAAAAGATAATAAAATATTAATTTTTGAAAAGAAATATAAATGTTTTAAAGAAGCAAATATAAATTCGGCACAGAAACAATGGAATATTTGTCATAATGAATTAAATAAAATTAAAAATTTATATAATAAGGAACAAACAAGAGAATTACTTAAAAATAACTATAAAAAATATTTTGGTAAATCGGGTAATAGAAGATTATTAAATGATGATAAAAGATTATATTTAAGTCTATACTTTTATACACAAGAATTTAATACACTTAATAAAAATTTAAATAAATTTTCTTATAGATTATTCTTTTTTGTTAATAAAATTAACATTTATTGTGAAATTCATAAAAAGTTAAAACATTGGAAAATGATAAATAATGAAGTAATAATTTTATGCTCAAAATGTAATCCCAAATATCCTTCAAAAGAATGGTTTTTTAAAAAATATGGAGATGGATGGGAAACACATATGAATAAAAGAAAAGAAAAATTACGAAAAATAAAAACAAATAGTAAGGAATGGTTTATTAGAAAATATGGTAATACAACGGGTATAATAAAATATGAAGATTGTGTTGAAAAGAAAATGAATAAATTATCACAATTAAAAGCCAATAAATTTAGTGTAATTTCGCAAGAATTATTTTGGAAAATCTATGAACGATTGAAAAATAAAGAGGGTATTTATTTCCACGATTTAAATCAAGAATATGTTTTAAAAATACCATCAGAATATTTTTATGATAAAACAGTAATGATGTTTGATTTTAAACAAGGAAATAATGTTATTGAATATAATGGTAATTATTGGCATTCATCAAGAAATGATGAAAAAAGATATAAAATAATTAATGAAATGGGTTATAATATTAAAATAATAACTTCCGATGAATATAATAGAAACAAAAAAGATTTAAAAATAATCAATGAATGTGTTAAATTTTTAACATGTTAATAAATACAGAATACGAAATTTTAAATAATTCTGGCGAATTTGTTGATTTTCTTGGAATTGAAAAATTATTTAAAAATGTTGGTTATAAAATAACATTAGAAAATAATTTTTCAATAATTGTAAGTGAAGACCACATATTTTTAGCTAATGGTGTTGATATGTATGCTAAATCATTAGTTCCCAATGTAGCATATATTACAACAACCGAAGGTGATTTTTATGTGAAATCTGTGGAAATTGTGGGTGAACATGAATTCTACGATATTGTAGATTCTAAAGATTGTGAATATTTTGCAAATGGTTTTTTAAATCATAATTGTAGCTTTTTGGGTTCTGGAGATAATTTTATTGCCGAAGAATATCTAAAACGTATTGAAGAATATGAAATCAAAGTTCCAATACGTCAGGAATATATTGATAAAAATATGTGGATTTTTGAAGACTCAATTGCTGGTGAAGATTATATTATTGCATTGGATGCATCACCCGGACATGGTGAAGATAATTCAACGGCTAATATTTTAAAAACCATTGAAATTATTGAAGAAAAAATAATTATAAAAGGCGAAAAAGTAAAAAAAGTTAAAATAAAAAGACATAAAGTTGAACAAGTTGCTGAATATTATGGTAAAATAACACCTCAAATGCTTGCAGAAATTGCATATCAATATGGTAAACGATATAATAATGCATATTGTGTAGTTGATATTACTGGCGGTTATGGTGTACAAACTATAGAAAAAATGCTTGAATTTGGTTATGAAAATATTCATTATGCAGAAGTAACACATAAACCATCAAGAGACAGATTACAAGGATATATTAAAAAAGGACAAAAAACAATGGCAGACGGTGCGGTGGTTAATGTAGATTTAATTCCCGGATTTTTCATTGGTAATAATCGTGCATCTGTTCTTCTTGAAATGCAAAGAGCAATTCATTTGGAAGATGTTATTATTAGATCAATGAGATTATTAAATGAATTAAAAACTTTTATTACAATTGCTGGCAATCGTGTTGCTGATCATAAACGTTCATTCCATGATGATTCAATTATGGGATTATCAATTGGTTTATATGTATTAAATTTTGATATGGCAAGATTTAAACAAAGTAAAGGAATTACCGAAAAAATGCTTAATTCAATTATCACTATTAATGATATTAAAGAAATTGAAAAAAATAAGGGTTTTAAAAATAAACCCATGATTTCACCAAATAGCGTATCGTCTTTAAATCCATATTTAGTAAATAAATGGTTGTTTAAAGATTTGGATAAGAAAAAGAAAAATTAATTTGTATTTATATTTAAATGACTTTTTCAAAAAATCGAAGTATTTATAAAAAAATATAAAAAATTATAAAAATGGCTGAAAAGGAAAAAAGAGGAACAATATATCAACAACTTAATCAATTTTTGAATCTTGATGGATTTAATCTTCAAACACAACAACCATCCATATCACAAAGTACACCTTCTAAAGAAACAAAAATTATTATTAGGGGTAATACTCCTGAAGAAATACATAGAAAGGGTTTGGAGTTAGAACAAAAAAGAGAACTTCAAAATAAATTTTTTAGAACTACTGATAGAGGTTTTCAAAAGGCTTTACAATATGAGGCAGCCAGATTACCAGCATATATTGATTATGAGGGTATGGAATATTATCCAATTATTTCAAGTGCGTTAGATTTATTTATGGAAGAAGCAACCACAATTGGTTTGAATGGCAAAATGTTAAATATTTATTCTAATAAAGAAAGAATAAAATATTTATTAGAAGAATTTTTCTATGATATTGTAAATGTGAACGTTAATTTACCTTTTTGGGTAAGAAATATTGTAAAATATGGTGATAATTTTGTTTTACTTTATGGTGAAAGAAAAAAAGGCATTTCTCACGTAAAACAATTGGTAAATTATGAAATTGAAAGATTTGAAAGAATTCAAAATGGTAAACCACTTGTTAAATTCAGAGAAAGAATGACAGGTGATGAATTCAATGTATTTGAAATTGCACATTTCAGATTACTCGGAGACGATAAATATTTACCATATGGCTCATCTATTTTAAATAAAGTACGTAGAGTTTTCAGACAGTTAGTAATGGCAGAAGATGCTATGTTAACGTATCGTATTGTTCGTGCAGGTGAAAAGAAAGTATTCAAAATTGATGTTGGAAATATTGATGAAGATGATATTGAAGAATATATATATAAAGTTGCAACAAAATTTAAGAAAATGGCACAAGTATCACCAAATGATGGTCAAATTGATTATCGTTTTAATATACTTGGTAATGATGAAGATTATTTCTTACCAGTAAGAAATGCAAATACACAAACAGGAATTGAAACTTTACCCGGTGCTTCAAATCTTGATCAAATTCAAGATATAGAGTATCTTAGGGATAACTTATTTGTTGGTCTTGGTATTCCAAAACCATTTTTGAGTTTCCAAGATGCTGTTGGTGCTGGTAAAAATATGGCACAATACGATATTCGTTTTTCTAAAAAAATAAATCGTATTCAGCAAGCAATGATTCAAGAACTCAATAAAATGGCAATGATACATTTATATTTATTGGGTTATACTAATGAAGATTTAAGTGGTTTTGTTTTAACGCTTACAAATCCTTCAACTCAGCAAGAATTATTAAAATCAGAATTAATGCGTGATAAAGCACAAACATATACTGAATTAACACGTGGTGAAGGTGGTATTGCAGCAATGTCACATACTACAGCAAAACGTATGTTATTTAATTGGAGTGATAGAGAAATTGTTGATGATTTAAAACAACAAAAAATGGAAAAAGTTGTTATGCAAGAACTTCAAGATTCTCCAGTTATTATTAAAAAATCTGGTTTGTTTACGGATATTGATAGTAGATTTGGTGAGCCAATGGAAGGATTGCCATTGGGTAGTGAAACTGGCACAACAGAACAAGGGGAAATGCCACCTGCTGGTGAAATGGGTGCACCGCCAGCACCACCTGCGGGAGTACCACCTGAAATCGGTGCTGGACTTGCTACTGGTGGTGGAGTACCTGCTGCTGCAACACCACCCGCAGGTGGTGGTGGAGAAATGCCACCATTGGCTGAAGGACGCAAAAAATTAAGCGAAGAAGAATTCAATAGACATGTTGAAAAAATGGTTTTTGGTAATAGTTTAGAACCCGAACATAAAAAAGAAAAGAAACATAAAAAAGTTATTAGCGAAAATAATGCGATTAATGATAAATTAAATAAAGGTGCATTAACTATGATTAATGAAATTGATGCTTTATTAAAAACAAGTGATAGTATTAATAAAGAACAAAAAATTGATGAAGCGGAGAATGTTGATATTGAAAATATTGAATTACTTGAATAATTAATATAATATATAAAATAAACGTTTATAGTTATTTACAGTATTTATAATAAATCGAACAAAATTATATGAAAAACATCAATATTGGAATTGTTAATTTGGTGGTTTCCAAGAAATTAAAGGACGCTTATTTTGGTAATACTTTAATTGAAGAATCAAAAAAATTAACAAATGATTTTTTCAATGTTGTAAAAAATTCACCCATTTTACAATTAGAATTTAAGGTGTTTAATAATATTGAAACAAAACATCTTGAAAATGATTTAATTGCAACTCGTTACATTGATAATAATATTAAATTATTTGAAGTATATACTCTCAATGAAATTGAAAAAGAACATGAAAAATTAGAACCATTCCTTACTGAAGATGTTCAGGTTAATGATAAAGTTAAATTGTATATTGCAATTGGAAATTTAATTAAAGAATCTTTGAGTAATTATTCTGATATTGATGTTGATGATATTCATGAATCATTTACATTAGTTTTAAATCATATAAAAAATTCAAAGAAAAATATTCTTGAAAATGTTGATGCTGAACTTATAAATGAAGATATTATTGCAATTGCAGTTAATAAATTTAATAAAAGATATGAATCGTTAAATGAAGAAGATAAAAATTTGTTTCATAAACTTATTAAATCTGATGAAAAAGAAAAACAAGAACTTCTTGAAGAATATAAAAATGAAAATTTATTAATATTAGAAAATGTTAATAAAGATACTGTTAAAGAAAATATTACTAAAGCAATTCAAAAAATAAAAGAAATGTTATTTAATCCACAAACCGTGGATGATGATATTATTGGTCTTCATGAACTTAAGAAAGGATTATTATAAATTAATAATTATTTTATGTTAATTTGGGTGAATTAAAATAATCTTCTTTCATTGCATTTAAATCAACGTCACCATGATGTCCATAAGGTCTTCCCTGCCAACTAAATTGCCATACAATCCAGTTTTTCCATCCACTTGGAATTATTGGATTTGTCATTTCTGGACTATTTGGTGCTTCTATTGGTCCTGCAAACCATAATGGCACTTCACTAAAATTATTATTTGTTTTTTCTTCAAAAATACTTTTACCACCATAAAGAATTGTATTATATTTTGCTTTTTTTAGTTCGGTAATAAATGTATTAATCCATAAATTATTATTGGTTTTATTTATTGACCATTTGGTATTATTAATATCATTATTTTCAAAATCTAATATAAGTGGAAAATCTGGTTCTGGTAATTTATTTGCTGCAATTTTGGTTATAATTGTATTAATAAAATAATTTGCTTGTGCTTTTGCATTACCAACAATATCTTGACCCGTGTATGGTTCTCCAAAATGATAATAACTAATTTTTAAACCAGCATTTTTTGCTTGAGTAGCATTTGTTTCTGCCATGTTATCAATAATGTTAGTTCCTTGAGTGACTTTTATAAAAGCAAATTTAATTTCTGGTTCATTAGTATTGGGATTATTAATTATTTTATTCCAATTAATATTTCCCTGATAATGAGAAATATCAATTCCAAAAACAGATTTTAATTCGGTTAACCTTGGTTGTGACATTGTTATTGCTTGTGTTTTTTGTATCGTTTCACCGGGGGACATACTTTCAAAACCACCTTCAAAACCATAAATTGCTGCTGGATTCATTACTCTTGGAACGGGATATCTGAGAATTTTAGTTCCAGAAAAATTTGTCATCATTTTATTCAATTCAATTGTGTGTTCAACCGATAATATTAAATATGCACCATTAAATAAAGGCACATTTTCTAATTGAAAATATTGTGTTGGTTGAATCATTGCGTTGCCCATGCCAGTTATTGTTGCTCTATATGCCCTGTTTTCATACAAGTTATATAAATTTTGACCTTTTGGTACGGGTGCTTCATCTTTCATATCACCAGCCAATCTTGATAATATTTGTATTGATTCATTTGTATCGGGATATTCTTTACTTTCAATTTTTATATCGGTAAACATTGATTGATTTTGTTCACCAAATCTTACTTTAAATGCTTTTACTTGTCTATATGGAAATGTAGGATTATTTATTTCATCATCGGAAAGAACTGCTGGTTTAGTTGTATTAAAATCTAACGAATCTGCAGTTTCCAAATCAATAATACTATCATCAGTAAAACCATTACCACAATTTGTTGGATAACTTGAACTCCCGCCAATAAACATACAAACATATGCTGGACTACCATTAACAATACCACTGGTATCTATTTTAAATGATTCTTCCCAAAGTTTATTATTATTTATTTCATCATCATATGACATAAAATTTTGTAATGGAAAAAATTCAAATCCATTTAATGATAAAAGTTGTGATAATGCAGTAAATACTGAAATATTTGGGTCTTCAAACATTTCTAATAAAACCTCAGCATTAATCATTGTATCACCAATTGGATTCATTGCTCTGTCAACAAAAGCAAATAATTTAATTAAATTATTGTTATTATCATTATTAAATGGAAAACCATTTATGTTTTTAAAATTGGGACTGGAAAGCCATTTATCGTTAATATTTTTAAATGAATAATATGTTTGCGTTATAATATCATCATCATTTTTTAAATTATCATTTGCTTTTTCTGATTCTATTAATTTTTTTTCTTCATCACTTATTGCATTTAATGTATTTGAAAAAAATTCTTTAAAATAATTATCATTGATGGGTTTTATTATTGTATCTTTATTTAATGAATTAAGAGACTGATAATTATTATGAATAATTGTTGGGTCAATATTAAATGTTATATCACTAAAATTTATAATATTTGTTCTTGTAATTAATGGTTTAATAATATAATCATAATAATTATGATTATCACTTCCAGAATTGGGGATTAATCGATATCCGTATGCATTTTTTTTTGCATTTATATATTGTAATAAATTTGAATCAGATTCATATGCCCTTTTTTTTAATTCTTTAATTTCCACTATATTATTAACATCATCATATAATAATTTAATTTGATTAAAAATATCATTATAATTAAGCGATGAAAAACCATTATAAAAATTATCAAATTCTTTTTTAAATTCTAATTTATCGTTTTCAGATAAATGATTTTTAATATCATAAATATCTGCAAAAATAAAAAGACCTGAACTACTTAAATTTTTTCCTGCACCAGTTGTGAAGAAATCATATATTTCGGTTTCGGTTATACCATTGCCATTTATTGCATCAATTAAAACACCCATATATGGTGGTAAATATGCCGGAACACTAATTACTGCTGGAATATTAAATATTTTGGTGTTTAATTTATTGGGAAAATCATTAAATGGACCTAACGTATATCCAAAATTTGATAAATATAATAATGCTCCTAATTTTGATTTTGTGTTAATTATTGTATTGTATATTTCATCATCATAATGTGATAATTGATTTACCCACATATCAATAATATTAATGCTTTCTATATTAGAATTAGGCATTATATTTGCACTGATTCCATTTTTAAAAATAATATTACCACTTTCAGATAAAAGATCAATGGCAGTTTTTTTATCAATTCCAATACTAAAATTATTTGTTAAAAATTTTGTTCTAAGTACAATTCCTTCATAATTAGTTATTATTTGATTTTCCTGAATATTAGGAGCAGTAACACTATATGAATATGGGTTAACAGTAAAATTAAGTAATTCCGACCCGATCATATCATCTTTAACATATATAACATTTTTATCGGTTAAACCAATGGAATTTAAAAATTGATTTTGACCTTTAACCCAACTCAAAAAATTCTTATTTTTATAGTCTGTTATAAACACATCAATTAAATTGTTGGATTTATTATCGGGATTTTCCTGAAAATTAATATCACTAAAACTTATTTTAAGTCCTTTATAATTAGAATTTTTTTTATCAACATATGCATCATTATAAGGATCATTTTCATTATCAGACATTGAAAAAAATAATTTTTCAGTTTCATTAAAATTATAATTAACGGATTTTTCTAAATCATCATAAAAAAATTCAATATTATTTATATATTTTTTTGCTTTTTCTTTTAAAAGACCAGCATGTTTTATGTCAGTTATTGAAGATACTAAATTAATGGCTTCAGAATTTGAAAATAATTCAATAATTGCCTTACCAATATTTCCATTTTCATAAAAAGTTGTTAAAAATGAATATTGGGATAATACATAAAATCTTTTTAACATAATATTGAATATTTGAACCAATTCATCTTCAGAATTTAAACTAATTTCTCCTGAAATAATTGAAGGACATAAAATTTTCATATAAGGACTTTCAGTATTATCATTTACATGTTGTGAATCAATTGGTGATATTGGTATCCATCTTAATTTTCCATCTTCATCAAGTATATCCCTTTGATTTAAAAGTTCGGTGAATTTTTTTTGAAGAAAAAACGTATCAATAAAATTATTAACCAATGTTATTTCTGGAAATGGATTTGGTTCTAAACTTTTGCTAAGTTCAATTGGTGCGATTCTTACCTCTCTAAATCCACCAGAAACTGGTTGTTTGTTTACAACTAATGGAAATGCAAATATATGAGCATTAATATTATTTTTTTTAGCATCAATATCTTTATACATTTCAGAACTTAATATTTGATTTTTTATGCTGATTTCATTATGATGTTCTTCGGCATTATTAGATTTTTCTCTTAAAATATTAAAAAATGTATCAACATCATCTAAAATAATTTTAAATATGTTATATATTGTGGGCAACATGCCAAGTTCTTCCTCAATTAAACCATTAATCATGATATTAATTTCTGTTGAAGTATTTGATCTTGCAATATTTAAATTAGTTTTTTCTCTATATAAATTAAAGAATAAATCGGTAATGTCAATTCCAACATAATATGTTAATTCTTCATTATTATTTCCTTTTCCTAATGATATATTATAGTTATTTGTAAATCGAATTGGGGATGGAATATTGATATTCAGTCCAATATTTTTTGCATTATTAATTAATTTATTGCTAAATGTTTTTAATGCAGCTTCTTGGTCAGATACAGATGAATATTCTGAAGTTTCATTTGAACATATATTTGCAATATAAAGTCTTTTGTTAATATTTTCTGAATTATTGGCTGTTGGAAATTCTTTAATTATATCGGCATAGTTAAGAATATAATTATTTTTTAATTGAATTATTTCCGCATTATTTATGCTTATATTAAATGGGGGTGTTGATAATTGTGATTTATCTAATATCATGGTATATATAATACCATTTTTATTCAAATTTTCATCCATATTGTAAAAGGATAATGCTGAATACATATCATCAACCTTACGAATTTTGGCTATTATATTGTCATAATTTCTGGTTAGATTTTCACCTTTTATTCGTTCCGAAACTTTTGAATATAAACTTCTTAATTTTGTTATTAATTCATATGTGTTATTTGGTTTAACACCAGAATTTGGATTAATTGAATTTGGATTATTAATTAACGGAAAATTAATTATATATCTAAATAAAATATCGGCTAATGGTGCAAATGTAACTGCTACGAATTCTGCATCAATAATAAAATTACCATTTTCTGCTTTAAATTCAGAAGTGTATTTAACAAGATGTATTTGATATTTTAATGCTTTACCATAATATCCTTTAATTGTTAAATTAAAAATGGGTGGTGGAAAATCAAATAATATTCTATATGGTGAATCTTCACGATTAAAAAATGCCAATCCTCTTATGTCAACAAACTGAATATTAATTTGAGGAATAAAAGATGAATTAGTTACGATTTTAATATTACTTATTCCAAATCCTTCATATTGAACTTTATTTCCATTGCTGCCATCATAATAATTTGTTGTAAAATTTAAATAATTTGGATTTGTTATATCTTGATTATTACCCAAAAAATTAACCGTTTTGGTATCTCCCAGACCAGTTTCCTCAATAGAATATTCATTAAGATTCCCAATACTAACCAATACTGTCCTTCCCTTTCTGGTTGCTGTTAATTCAGCAAAAATATACATATCCTGATATTGTGGAATACCATTAACCATATTCATATTAATGTTCACATCATTAGGTTCAATTGGTTTAACATTACTCGCCATTTTTCTGATTTTATTATAAATACATTATTATAAAAAATATAAATTTTAAAAATACCAATTAAGTAATTAAAACTATTTATATAGAAAGATATTTAATATGAGTAAGATATTACAAGCAGGTGAAATAGGATTTGGAATTTTGATTGAACACGATGCTGGATATATTAGTTCAGAAATTAATAAAGATATTCTTAAGGAAAATTTTGAACTCAAGCCAAATGAACCAGTCTTAATCAATTGCGTTCTACAAAAATGGGGTGTTAAAAATAAAAATGGTAGAATTTATCCAAAAGATGTTTTAGTACCACAAGTTAACATATATCAACAATTAATTGATACAAATAGTGCCGTATCAGAAGCAGATCATCCTGACTCATCTATTATTTCACTTCAAAATATATCACACATGATTACGAAAATATGGTGGGGTAAAGATGATCAAGAAAATGTTTTATTTGGACAAATTAAAATTATTGTATCTCCCGGATACATTAAATATGGGGTTGTTTCAGTTGTTGGTGATAAAATTGTTCTTTATTTACAAAACAAAATAAAAATAGGAATTTCATCTCGTGGTGTTGGTACGCTTAAAGAAATAAATGGTGAAAATCTTGTTCAAAATGATTTTGAATTAATAGGTTTTGATTTAGTTTCAACACCAAGTATTCCGGGTGCATATTTATTTCCCCTTAAACGTGATGAATTTGGTGAAAATTATGTGAACAATAATGGTGTTTATCTTAAAGAAGAAGAAATAAAAATAATAACTGCCGTTAATAAATTTCTATTATAAAGAGAATTAATTGCAATAAAATATAAATATAATATTTTGAAAAAACAAGAAAATTAGTGTGTTTTTATAAAAAAATATGCTTTTTCTTAAAAATAATGTATTTATATAAAGATTATAATATTAGATACGATATTAAAATAGTATGAAAGACGATAAAAAATCGATAGTAAAAGAGGCTTTAAGTGATTATAATGAAATCATGGAAGCTGCAGATGCTAATGCTAAGAAAAAATTAGCTGAAGAATTTCCCGAAAAATTCAACAACTTATTAAAAGAAGAATTACAAAATAAAAATAAATCAGTAAAAGAGTCTTACAAAAAATTAGACGAATCTGAAACAAATAAAGAATCTGTTATGAAAAATCAAACTAAAGAAACCAAAAAGGTTGTAAAAGAAACTGCTGGAGAAGGTAAACCCTTCGATGAAAAAGCAAAAGAAGTGGCAAAAGTTGAAGAAGCTGCTGGTGAAGGTAAACCCTTTGTTGAAAAATCAAAAGAAGGCGAAAAAGTAGAAGAAGATGTAAAAATCACTGATACTGTTGGTAAAGGCGACCCATTTGATAAAGAAGCAAAAAAAGGTCAGAAAGTTGAAGAAGCTGCTGGTGAAGGTAAACCATTCGATAAAAAAGCAAAAAAACCACTTCAAACAGAAGAATTTGACGTAACAGGACTTG